GAGTAAGCGATAGTGAGTTGCTTGACGGTGTCCGGGATTGACAGGATGCTTATCGAAGCTCCATTGCTGTGTGTGGCCGCCACGCTACCCTTGACGCCACGCTGGACAGTCAGCGCACGCCGGGCGTAGATGGGAGCGTTGGCCGCATGCGTGGCCAGCACGCTACCGCCCCAGGCCCTCTTCAGGATGTAGGTGTTGGCTACCGGGCCGACGCTTACAACCTGCATGAATTCGCTGTCGACCTGGATTACTTCATCCTTGATCAGCGTAGCCGCGGTCACAGCGCTATTGTCAGACGGGAAGGCAGTCTCCGCCCCGGTACTGAAGCCAGCGCCAACGCTTGCGAAGTTGCTGTCAATCACGAGCATGCGCTCTGTATCAACGATCATCATGTCGCCGACGCCTGGCGTGTGGCCGTCGCTAACCGTTACGGTTGTTCCAGTAGTGTCCGTGACGGCAGCAGCGAGCGTGCCCGCTGGCTCTGTGACGCGCCAGTATCCAAACGAGCCGGTGAGCGCGATCTCACGCTGCGGTGTAGGCCCGTTGCCGAAGCTGAAGTTCTGCGACCTGTCAAGCTCAAGGTACGTGAACGGCGGGTCCGGGTAGTTTGGGTCGCCGTAGAAGATAGCGGTGTTCGGGATGATAACGCCACCACTGTTGAGCACCGGAGGGTTAACGGTGTGGTCGGCTAGCTCAGCCGCGTCAAGCCACAGCCGCCAGGGATAGGCGTACTGGTAGTTCGGCCAGTCAAAGTAATGGGTCGTGTCGTTCAGCATGAAGTTGCGAGCGCAGAGCTTGTCTACGTCGCGGGACGCGGACTGGATAGCCCGGTCAATCCTAGCATCCGAATAAGCTGCTAGCTGAACATCAGACGCACGTCGAGTTTCCTCGCGCGTGGCGTAGCACGGCCTCACGAGAATGGCCATTCCTGTCCCTTGCATTCTTGGCGTCGAACACGGCTGAGCCGCGTCGTGGGAACAACCGACTATTCAGTTATTGTGCGAAGCCCTTGGCCGCGTTGATGGCGGTACGTGCCTGCTCGGCCGTGTCGTGGACCGCCGGAGACAGTGCCTCCGCCTGGTCTACGAGGTTGAGGGCCTCGTCGTAGTTCTTGTCGTTGTACTGCTGCCGAGCCTGAGCGATGAGCGCCTCAGCTTCCACCTGCGCCTGAGCGTCAGTTGGTTGGCCCGTAGGTGCTTCGCTCTTCGCTGGTGATTCCTCCGAAGAGGTCGACGGGCTGGGCTGGCTGGTGCCAGTCTCTTGGGTACTGCCAGAAGCAATATCGGCAGTAGAGGGTTGGACTGGCTGTGCTGGCTGGTCCGCTTCTGAGGGGCTCTCCGTCGTTGGGGCAGGCGACTGGAGGGACGATTCCGTGTCCGTAGTCGAGGAGCCACTCTTGTCGGGCGTGTCGTCTGATGTCGAGGAGCTGATACCAGCTGATGACTCCTCCTCGGGGTGTAGAGCGGCGTGCAGGCGTGCCCTTGCCGCTTCCTCTTCGCGGGCTACGAACTCCTCGATGCGCTGAAGAGCGCCGTTGGAGTCTCCCGCTTCCGTTGCGCGTGCCATCTCAAGATGGCCTGTGCTGGCTCGCGATGAGCCGGTCGTTCTTGCCGGTGTGGGTGAGGGCTTCGCTCGCAGGCTCCAGGTTGACCTGGTTGTTCGTGATGCCCTCATTGGTGATCTTGGCCACCGTAATCTCCAATCTAGAACGGTTCTTTGGACTTGGGTGACGACGAAGCCGCAGCGGATGCGCCCGGAGGTGAAGGCTCGAGACCGGCACTGCCTGGGTCACCGCTCCCCTGCGTGCTCGAAGAATCGTCCGCTGGCTGCCCCGGCTCCGCCGCCACGACCCTGGGATTCTGGCACATCGGGCAGAACTCCAATGAGCCTGCGATCGCTTGGCAGCCGCAGTGTTCGCAATCCCACATCTCTTACTCCTAACCGACCGTTGCGCCAGGCACGAGCGGTATATAGCTGAGGCAGACCTGAGCCGTTCCGGTGTTGCCTGCAGAAGCGATCCATGTGATCGCTCCGATGGTTGCGATAACAGAGCCGAGGCCCGGGGACGACAGCACAGGAATCCCTGCCACTGCCGTCCCCGCTGCCGCAGACGTTACCGCACCAGCGTTGAGCAGTGCCGTCGCGCTGGCAGATCCAGCCACGAAGCAACCGATGTTGACCGTGGTCACAGTTGCCGACATGGCCGTCACTACTAGAAGCTCAACGTTAGTGATCGAGACAGGCCCTCCGCTAACGGTCCAGAGGGTTGTTGATCCTGTCGGGATCACCACTGCCGCACTGACAAGCTGCGGACCGAATGTAGAAGCCCTTAGCTGCTGTGCCTGCTTGGCCGGTGCGATTGTCATGACCCGCTCCGCTAGTTGTTGACGACGGTTGCGACTTCATTCTTCGGGTAGACCGGCGACCAGGCAAGCAGCCAGGCCACGGTTCCCGTAGTAAGAGTCGCAGTGGAAGTTACCGCGATCACGCCCCCGGTCGAAACCGTGAAGAACGATGCGGACTTTGCTGTGGCGGTCGTGGACGTGATACCGGCTGGCAGAACGCCGCCCAGTGCCGTCGGGAGAACGATGACGTTCCCGACCGCCCAGACCTGCGTCGTGCTTGGAGCCGCAATCACGAACGGTGTACCGCCAGACGTAGTGACCGTGAGGCCAAGCTGGTCCGTTGCCGACGACACAACAGTGACAAGGCCGATCAGGGCGTTAACCTGAATGGTTCCTGTCACCGTGAACAGGTTAGATGAACCTGCAGAAGCCGGGAGCGCCTTGACGTTCACGTTCAACTGGCCAAGCTCCGCCTTGGCGTGCTGGGTCAGGTCACGAATGTTGAATGCCTTGGTTGCTCCCATGAGTCAGCTCGACTGGATCTCGAGGTTGGCCGGAGCCCGCTGGTGGACGAGGTCGTATGGCAGAACGAACAGAGCCGAGCCAGTCCCGCCAGTGTTCGCAGCCATGAGGTAGTTGTTCGGGTCGGACAGTTCGCTGGTGAAGATCTGGACACACACGGCCAGCGCTGTCGGAAGGTTCTGAGCAGCGTTGGCGAACGTGAGTGAACTCAGCGGACCGTTCGTGAACGGCGCAGTGCCGTTGATGTATGTCAGCTTGTTCCAGACAGCCGTTCCGTTGATCGCGGTGGACCAGTAAACGTTCTTGATCACTGGTGCCGCAACGTACGAACCGCCGTAGGCGTTCGACTGGGTGATGCTAAGCGTCGACGTAGCGCCGGTCGCCGTCACCCACGCGAACACTGCAACGCCGCTCGCTCCACGGAACTTGAATCCGGTGTTGCCGCTTGCACCGACAACCGGGATAGCGTTGACCAGTCGGCCAAGCGCTTCCATTCCTGCCATTGTTCTTACCTTCCTTCCGGGGTGTTAATGCCGGAGGACACGCCCTACTCCCCGAAGGGTACGGGCTAGGTTTCCAGATTACCGGCTGGCAAGCTGGACGAACGGGGTGAGCGTGTTCGTCGAGTTGTTCCTCGGCGTGATCGCGCTCTGGATCCAGGGACGACCGTCGACGCGCTCGATAACGCGGAACGCGGTCTTGTCGTTCTGGAACAGGTACTGCTCGGACGATGCGGTCTGCATCATCTGGCGGTCACCGATGAGGTAGTAGGACTGGTCGACGAACGCGATGTCGCCGGTCGTGCCCAGAGGTCCGACCTTCTCGGTGAAGTACACCGGACGGCCCAGGATGGTGACCGGAGGGGTCGCCTTGCCGGGGTCGGTGTAGTTGCCCATCCACACCGGGCCGCCGCCAGTACCCACGGACAGAGCCATGGTGGCAAGCTCGGGGAAGGTGTCGATGGCGCAGATCCACACGGCGTTCTGGAGCGCCGTCGGGAGCATGCGTGCGTACATCTTGACCACGTTTTCCCAGACGATGGTCTTGGTCGCCTGGCCGGACTCGGCCGCGACCTGCACCGACGCCGGGCAGTTGACGAAGCCCAGAGGCTCGCCCACGCCGGTCCCGGTCATGAAGGCCACGTCCTCGTACCACGCGATCGCACGCGGGAAGATGCTGTCGAAGAAGGCCGAGAACGCCGGGGCGTCCGCGAGCAACTCGTTCGGCACTGCCGCGAAGGCGGTCAGCTTCTTGGCGTCGAGGACCACGCGGCCGAAGGTCGCCTGCGACTCGACAAGCTGCGCAGCTTCCTCCGTCCAGTAGGCCACGATGCCACCGAAGATGCTCGACACGTTGCTGGTCGTGTCGATCATGGGGATCGGGACGCGCAGGCTGTCCATCGGGATGACCTGAGCACGCGGCCGAACGACCGCCGTCTCGAGCGCCACTTCCAGGATGCCGGAACGGAGGATCTCGGGGATGAGGAACCCACCGTCCGCCGGGACCTCGCTGCCGTACGAGTTCTGAACCTCAAGAATCTTGTTCCGCTTGGCCCGAAGGGTGGCGGAGTTCTTGAGGGTCTCGGACTTCGGCCAGCAAGCCTGGAAGTACTCGGCCGTCGAGGAGAAGGTCATGTCGTCGCCCAGGTCGCGCTCGAGGCGCGCACCGAAGCTGCCCGAGTTGTAGACCGCGCCGTGGCCACGGCTGACGCCCTTGAAGTCCTGCGGACCGGAGACGTTCGAGAAGTTCAGCTTGTTGCCGCCCATGCCATTCTTGACCATGAACGACGCAAGCTCAACCTGGACCTGCTCGCGCACCTGGCGCTGGAGGTCGGGGTCCTTGTCGACCATGCCGCGTGCGTAGACCTTCACGAAGTCCTTGAACGCACCTGGCTCAGTCATCAGGGCCTTGACGTTGACCGGATTGCCGAGGAAATCCTCAAGCTCTTCCGGGCGCGTCGGCAGTTGTACCGGCATTCGAAGCTCTCCTTTCAGAGCTTGAGCGCAGCCGCGAAGCTCGCGGCCTCCTCGTCTGAGATGACGAGGAAGTTCGTGTTGTCTGTGCCTCCTGGATGGAACGTCTCTCGGTTGCACCCTCCGAGAGCACTCTCCCTACTGCGGATGTGGGCGGCAACGCTGCCCCTGTCCGCGTCGTTCGACCGGCCATAGGCCCGCCGAGCGTTGAGTGCGTCCTGGCAGTTCTCGATCGGGTAGCTGCCGTCCCGGCGTGCCGCACCGCTCTTCGCGAGCCGCTTGCGCTGCTGCGTGGTGAAGGTGCGGTCGTAGAATTGTGCCTCCGGAAAGGCAGAAGCCAGGATGATCGGCGTACCGTCATCCCAGAGGTCATCCGTACCAAGGCTGTTCTGATAGTCGTGGTCAGTGTCTCCAGAACGGCTGGAGTCATCGTCGCCGTCGTGGTCCGGGTCCCAGTTCTCATGCCCGGCGTGGTGCGTGTGCTCGTGGCCATGCGGACCCCACTCACCATCACCCGCGTCATGCGCGTGGTGGTGATGATTGTCACCGTGGTCATGCTCATGCTCGTGACTCGTGTGAGCGTGGCTGTGGTCAGCGTCGTCAGCGTGGAAGTGGCTGTGTGCGTGCTGTCCGTCGTCAGCATCGTCATGACCGAACGCCGCGTGGTTGTGGCTGTGGTGGCCGGTCATTGGCTCGTGATGCACATCGTGCGGGCTAACATAGCCGTGATGAGAAGCGTTCTGCACCTTGGCGGCCTCGGCAGTGTTCGTGATCTTGCCGGAACGCGGGTCGATGATGCCGTCGATCAGACCTTCGGCCAGTGCTTCGGCCGCGTTGTACCACGTTTCCGCACGCATCTTTTCACGGAAGTATGCGATCTCCTTGGAAGTACGCTCGGCATACATGCCCGCGATAAGGTTGCTCTCGCGGTCCAGCACGTCAGCCAGCGCCCGGATGTCTGCCGCGTTGCCCATGGCCAGCGTGTGCCCGTCATGGATCATGATGCTGCCCACCGCGCTCATGAACAGCTTGCCGGGGCTAGCCGCCATGGCGATGAAGCTGGCCGCCGACGCGGCAAGCCCGTCGATGTAGACGGACAAATCCTGACGGCAGGCCAGGGCGTTGTAGATCGCCTTGGCCTGGAAGACTTCGCCGCCCTCGCTGTTGATGCGAAGGTCGATGGCACCAACGATCTTGTTCAGGTCGTTGATGAAGTCATCGGCACTGACGCCAAGGCCGCCGATCGAGTTGTAGATGAAGATCTGCGAAGGGCCGTTGGCCTCGTTGACTACCTTGTACCAAGGCCTCGAGGAAGTCTGGACAAAGTTCTGGAACTTCTGGCGAAGCTCGTACGGGTTCACGTTATGATCAGCTCCTTACTGTGTCCGTTCCCGTTGCCTGTACCGTCCATCTGCGAAAGCATCATGCGGCCGAGAGCAAGTGCCTCACCGTCGCTAATGCTGCCGCGCCTCATGTTGCGAATAGCCTCCAGCGCAAAGCGCGCTGCAACCTGATCATCCGTCTGGCCATGCGTGGCCGTGTCCGGATTGAAGTCACGGGTATTGGTGCTCTGTCCTCGGCCGTTCTGGCCGGGCTTGCCGCCGCCAGTGATGACCGGAGTGCTCCAGCGCATAGGCGGCAGGCCGACCACATTGAGGACGTCGTCAGCTTGCCAGCCGCCACTCACGAGCAAGCTCGCGGCCTGCGCCTTGGCGATAAGCTCCTCGTTGGACTCCGTTGCGCTAGACGGCGTCGGGTCGTTGAAGTCAAACTCAACGTCCTGGTCATCCTCCGGGTAGAACATCGGGATGAAGAACTCGTTGGCCACGGTGCGCGTACGCTCCAGGCGCGGGATCTCATGCCAGGCGACGTGGACCTCTTCTGCCGTCTGTGCGTTAGCCCGGTTAACGTCATCGCTGTTACCAAGCATTGCCTGGTGGATGCGATATGCCTCACGGATCTTGTCACGGCTGATGCGCTGCAAGTCCGCAAACTGCATATCGTTCATGGTCATCGTATTCTGGGTCCAGGTGGCACCTTGTTCCAGAACACCAACACGATGACCACGAGCAACGCCCTGATGCTGTTCTCTCCAGCGAGCAGAAAACTCATTGAACTCCTCGTCACTCAAGCGCTTGGCGAAAGTGACGATGCCGCCAGGCGTGGCACTATTGAGGAAGAAGTTCCTGCTCCACTCAGCGGTGTACTTGCTGGAGTCAATGTCAGCCAGTAGAGCCTGGACAGGCGACAGGCCGCGATACGGGTCGCTCGGGTCCGGATACTTCATCTGGATGACTTCGTTGCAGCTTAGCGGTACCTGCTCGCCATTCGGCCCGGTGTAGACCCATCCAGCAAGGAAGTTCTTCTTGTCTGGTACCGGCGTCATGCGGTCAGGCCGCACAGTCCAAAGCTCCAGCGGAAAGCTGTCGCCGCTAGGCCCTCGGTTGAGGATCCAGTACCACTCGCCGACAAGCTCCATGAACTGCCA